TTGATTGTGAATATGCCACCACGCCATACTAAGAGTGAGTTTGCCAGTTACCTATTGCCTTCGTGGTTGATGGGCAAGAACCCTAAATTGAAAATAATACAGGCGACGCATACTGGAGAGTTAGCTGTACGTTTTGGACGTAAGGTACGTAATTTGATGAACAGTGTTGATTATTCATTGGTATTCCCCGAAGTTAAGTTGCGACAGGACAGTTCGGCGGCTGGAAGATGGGAAACGGATAAGGGTGGTGAATATTTCGCGGCTGGAGTTGGAGGTGCGATTACTGGACGTGGTGCAGATTTGATGATTATTGATGATCCGCATTCAGAACAAGATGCGTTATCGCCTGCGGCGATGGAAAGTGCGTATGAGTGGTATACCAGTGGACCGCGACAGCGTTTACAGCCTGGAGGAAGCATTGTGATTGTGATGACGCGATGGTCTGAGATAGATTTAACAGGTAAGTTGATGAAGCAACAGGCACGAGATATCCTTGCAGACCAGTGGGAAGTGGTTGAGTTCCCTGCTATTATGCCAGATGGCAAGGCATTGTGGAGTAATTTTTGGAAAATTGAAGAATTGGAGAAGGTTCGTGCTTCATTATCGGTGGGCAAGTGGGAAGCACAGTGGCAACAGAACCCTACGAGTGAAAGTGGAGCGATACTAAAGCGTGATTGGTGGCGTATATGGAAAGAGAAAAAGATACCTGACTTGCAATATGTGATGCAGAGTTATGATACGGCGTTTAGTAAGCAGACGAATGCTGATTATAGTGCGATTACGACGTGGGGTGTGTTTTACAATGATGAAGATAAGATGAAGCCTAATATTATTCTGTGTGATGCACGGCGAGGACGGTGGGATTTTCCAGAATTACGGCGTATAGCCCATGAAGAATATGAATATTGGGATCCAGAATGTGTATTGATAGAAGCCAAAGCGTCGGGTATGCCTTTGACGCAAGAACTACGGTCTATGGGCATTCCAGTGCAGAATTATAGCCCGAGTAGGGGTAATGATAAGTTTACGCGAGTAAATTCAGTTGCACCGATGTTGGAAAGTGGGTTAGTATGGTGTCCAGAAGAGAGATGGGCTGAAGAAGTTATGGAAGAATGTGCTTCTTTTCCAGCAGGTGAGCATGATGATTATGTTGATACAGTTACACAAGCCTTACGCCGATTTAGAGAAGGCGGATTTATAACACACCCAGAGGATTTTAGAGATGAAACAGACTTACCACCCCGACAAAACGTCTACTACGGCTGATTTGCAGGTAACGATAGAACAATTACAGGCAAAAATGAATGCTTTTTTTGAGAGTGTACAACCAAAAGCCGAAAAACCTAAATTTACTGTGATACAAGGCGGGAAAAAGGATGGCTGAAGAAAAAAGCCCCTTCGATAATATTGATAAAGAGTTTACATTGGTCAATCGACCATTCGAACCTGAGCTTGGTGATGATATTGAAGTAGAATTACCAACAGAAACGGTGGTAAATGAAGATGGCAGTGTTGATGTAGGTCCAGAAGATGCAGTAAAACCCGAGATGGGGTTTGGCAGTAACCTTGTGCAAGCATTAAGTGAAGATGAACTGGCAGGCATTAGTAGTATGGTGCTTGAAAAAGTTGATGAAGACAAAAGTGCAAGGCAAGAATGGATTAATACCTACATAAAAGGATTGGAGTTGTTAGGTGTGAAGTACGAAAACCGTACTGAACCCTTCCAAGGAGCAACAGGTGTAATACATCCGATGCTAAATGAAGCAGTGTCCCAGTTTCAATCACAAGCGTATAAGGAACTGCTCCCTCCCAGTGGTCCTGTGCGTACACAAGTAGTAGGCGATATTACACCTGAGCTCGAAAAACAGGCTGAACGTGTAAAAGATTACATGAATTATGAAATTATACACATTATGGAAGAGTATGATGCTGAGTTTGATCAGATGTTATACTACTTAGGGTTGTGTGGATCAGCCTTTAAAAAGGTTTACCGTGACCCACAGTTGGGTAGGCAGGTGTCTAAGTTTGTACAAGCGGAAGATTTGCTTGTGCCGTACAATGCTACTGACTTAAATAGTGCTGAAAGAGTAACACATATTATAAAAATGTCGCCAAACGACTTACGTAAACTGCAAGTAAGCGGATTTTATGACGATGTTGAGGTAAAAGGTGGTTCTGGCGAGCAATCTGACCTTGATTATACAAAAGAAGAGCTGACAGGCGTGGAAAAAGTAGGTAGTTATGAAGAAATTACGCTATTTGAAACACATTGCCACCTTGATTTAGCTGATTTTCCTGACGTAGATGCAGAAAATGAGCCAACAGGCATAAAATTACCGTATATTGTTACAGTTTCTGCAGATTCGGGCGATGTTTTGGCTGTTTATAGGAATTATGACGCTAACGACATGCAAAAACGCAAAAAACAGTTCTTTGTACACTATATGTTTACTCCAGGATTGGGTTTTTACGGCAACGGTTTGATACATTTGCTTGGTAACTTGTCCCGTACAGCCACAGCCAATCTACGACAGTTGGTAGATGCAGGAACTTTAGCCAATATGCCTGCAGGATTTAAGTCACGTGGGTTACGTATCCGCGACGATGACCAACCGCTTCAGCCTGGAGAGTGGCGAGATGTAGATGTAATCGGCACAGAGCTACGGAGCTCGTTATTACCTCTGCCATACAAAGAACCAAGTGCAACATTGTTTCAATTACTAGGTTTTGTAGTACAAGCGGCTCAAAAATTTGTTGGTACGACTGATATTGGTACAGGAAACATACAAAATACAGAAATGCCAGTAGGCACAACAATAGCATTACTAGAACGTGGCAGTCGTATTATGTCGGCTGTACATAAACGCTTATACAATGCTATGAAGCAAGAGTTTAAATTACTCTCGGATATTATAGCGTTAGACCCTAGTGATTATCCATATAATGTTAATGGTGCTCAGCCTGGAATGAAGCAAGCTGATTTTGATGGGCGTATAGATATTATACCAGTAGCTAACCCGAATATTTTTAGTATGTCGCAACGTGTGAGTTTAGCTCAAGAACAATTAAAGTTAGCGACGGCAAAACCAGATATTCATAATGTATACGAAGCGTATAGACGCATGTACAATGCACTCAATGTTGATAATGTAGAACAAATATTGCCTCCTCCTGCACAGCCTATGCCTATGAATCCTGTGCAAGAAAATGGTATTGTGCAAATGGCATTGGTTGGTAGACAACAGTTGCAGGCGTTTCCTGACCAAAACCATGATGCCCATATTAGTGCTCACTTAAACTATATGACGAGTAATGTAATACGTGCTAATCCAGCTATGATGCAGGTCTTACAGACACATATTTTTCAGCATATCGGCATGAAAGCACAAATGATGGTACAGCAAGAAATGCAAGTGCAACAAGGGCAGGCACAAATAGATCCTGCATTATTGGCGAGTAGAGTGGCAGAGGTAGAAGCTGAACTGCAAAATGCGTACTTACAACAAGAGAATGAAGTGCTTGGGGCATTAGGTAAAGACCCACTGGTGGATTTAAAAACACAAGAGTTAGCTTTACGTCAACAAGAACAACAGCAAGATGCCCAACAAGACCAAGCTGAAAATATGTTAGACCAAATGCGTATTGAACAACAGGCACAGCTTGCACGCGAACGTATTGCTAGCACCGAAGATATTGCAAATATGCGAGCACAAATTGCATTACAACGAACAGCTAATAGAGGAGGTAACTAATGGCAGAGAAAAAATTAAGCGATGATATGATTAAGCGTATCAAAGAACTTGAAGGTAGCATGACATCCGATAATGAAAATGAAGTAGAAGCTGAGATCATACAAATAGACCCTGATTATTTCCGTGGTAAGTATATGTATGGCGGTCCTGTAAAAAGAGCCGCAGGGTCTCCACCCGAAGGCGAAAACTCAGCTAGAATGATAGCCACACAAAACAATGCCGATACACCGAATGTGTCACGAGGAGGTGGAGCGGCGATGCGTGGTATCAAATTTAGAGGTGTTCGTTGAGCCAGAAAAAACTACAAAAGGGTAGTGTTTTAGCAGAAAAACTTGACGCCAATGGTGACGGTATAGTAACAGATGCCGAGCTTATGATGAAAGAACGCTTAGTGCGTTTAGAAAACCAAGACAAAAAAGAAGACCAACAGCGTTACATGGTATGGTTTAGTGCTTTGTCAGTTACAGCGTTTATAGTTGTGCTGATGTTACCTGTAGTGCCTTTGGAAAGAGTAGATCATTTATCTAGCATAGCGAGTACTTGGGTTATCTCCAACATGGGTATTATTGGTGCGTTTATCGCTAGTAATGCTTTTAAAAAGAAAGAAGATAAAAATGAGTAGAAGTGATCAAATAACAGGCAAAAAACCAAAAAAGAAAACAAAAGTAAAAACAAAAAGGACAGCTAGTTTACGTATGGATATAAGAGGTGTACCAGAAATCATTAGCCAGTTTGAGGAACTTGAAAAGAAAATACGATACACGCCAACAATATACCATGATGATGGTACAATATCTCCAGGAAGACCGATACCCCCAGACTATGATGACGATGATTGAGAGGTTGGAATGAGTTTACTTAACGCATTAGTTGGTCCTGTTACTGGTTTATTAGATAAATTTATAGAGGACAAAGATCAAAAAGCGGCTCTTGCACATGAGTTGGCTACTATGGCAGATAAACATGCACAGCAATTGAGTCTTGCACAAATAGAGGTAAACAAAGCTGAAGCGGCGAGTGGTTCATTTTTTAAGGGTGGTTGGCGACCTGCCGTTGGTTGGGTTTGTGCGATAGCTTTTGCGTATCACTTTATATTAAAAGATTTGATTATATTTGGGGCATCTATCGCAGGTGCAGAGATACCAGAACTGCCAGAGTTTGACATGGGTACACTACTGACTGTATTAGGTGGTATGCTCGGTATCGGCGGTTTGCGTACATATGAGAAACAAAAGGGAATCACAAAATGAGTTTATACGAAAATATTCGTAAGCGTAGGCAAAGTGGTAAAAAACCACGCAAGCCTGGACAAAAAGGAGCACCAAGTAAGCAAGATTTTGTAAATGCCGCGAAAACAGCACGTAAAAAACCTAAAAAATCGAAAAAAGTTACAAAAGTAACATGAGCGACCTTTACATTCATGAAAAACTGCGTAAGATTATCAGCGAGCGGATAAATCAAATTGAGGATCAAGTTTTACGAGGACCAATAGAAGATTTATCAACACTCAAGGAGTTGCGAGGTAGACTCGCAGAACTTGCAAACATACAACAGGAAATAGACAGCCTGCAAAAGAAAGTACAATATGACTGAAAAAGCTACATTTACACAGCCTGTACCTGAAACACCAGTGTACAAGCTACCAAAAAACTCAAAAATAGACTGGAAAGCCGAATCGTTAGCAAAACTGCCTGAACCTATGGGGTGGCGTATATTAATTTTGCCATACAAGGGTAAGAAGCAAACGAAAGGTGGACTGCATTTACCAGATGAACACGTAGACAGAGAAGCGTTAGCCACCGTTTGTGGGTTGGTTTTAAAAGTAGGACCATTGGCGTACAAAGATTCTTCTAAATTTGATTATACATTTGGACATAGCCGTGCATGGTGTAAACAAGGAGACTGGGTAATATTCGGTCGGTACGCTGGAGCACGTTTTAGAATTGATGGTGGTGAAGTACGATTGTTAAATGATGATGAAATATTAGCCACAATCGATAATCCTGAAGACATAATTAATACATAGAGGTTACTATGCAACAAGCAGAAGAAAAAGTAGAAGTTGAAGTAGAAGAAGAGCAACCCAAAGAGGAAGTGCAACAAGAATTGGATTTAGCTCCAGCGGAAGAAAAGACTGAAGAGCCTACGGAACAAGAAACAAGCGAAGACCCTGATAGTTTAGAAGGCTATAGCGAAAAAGTTAAAAAGCGTATAGAAAAGCTAACCTATAAAATGCGTGAAGCTGAGCGTAGAGAACAAGCCGCGACAGAATATGCTCGTTCCTTACAACAACAAAACGAAAAATTACAACAGCGTTCTGAAAAAATAGATGAGTCTTACATTACTGAATATGGTAATCGTATCACCAGTCAGGAAGCAAATTTAAAGAAACAGCTTGCTGATGCCATAAACAATGGTGATGTAGACGCACAAGTGGAAGCACAAAACCAAATTGCTCAACTTGCCGCTGATCAGCGTAATTACAACACCGTGAAACAAGAACGTGAAACAAAAACTGAAACTGTTGCAGAAAAACCACAAGAACAGCCCAAACAACCATTAGACCCGAAAGCACAAGCATGGGCTAGTAGAAACACATGGTTTGGTGCAGATGAACCCATGACACTTACAGCTTTTAGTCATCATAAACAAATGGTAGAAAAAGAGTATTATGACCCCACTAGTGATGATTATTACAAAGAATTAGATGCACGCATGAAAAGAGATTTTCCACATAAATTTGGTGGAAACGTGCAATCTACCCACGCACCAGTAGCCTCAGTATCGCGACCAAATGGTAAAGCAACGAGTAAAAAAATAAAATTATCACCATCTCAGGTTGCAATCGCTGATAAACTTGGTGTACCATACGACGCATATGCGAAACAACTCGCACGTCTAAATAATTCGTAGAGGAATAACAATGAACAATAGAACTCCACGCACTGCACAAACTCGTGAAAAAACTTCACGCCATAAGCCCTGGACACCACCGTCTGCACTAGACGCACCACCACCACCTGAAGGTTATATACATCGTTGGATACGTGAATCAGTAATGGGATTTGACGATAAGAAAAATCTTTCAGCACGCATACGCGAAGGGTTCGAATTAGTTCGAGCCGAAGAGTACCCCGATTATGAAGCACCTACTGTTATGGACGGAAAACATGCAGGGGTGATTGCAAATGGGGGGCTTCTACTTGCTAGATTCCCTATTGAAACAAAGAAACAGCGAGATGAGTATTTTCGTAGTCGAACACGCGATCAAATGGATGCTGTGGATAATGATTTGATGAGGGAAAGCGACAGTTCAATGCCTATACTGAAACCAGAAAGGCAATCACGTGTAACCTTTGGAGCCAAAGGAGGCTCCAATAATTAGAGGAGACTAAAATGGCAACAAATATTGATGCCCCTTTTGGATTGCGTCCTCATAATAAATTAGGGTCTACACCGAACTCCAATGGCATGACAGCTTACAAAGTACAGGTTAGTGCGACAGCAGGATCATCGAGTGCAATATTTCAAGGCGATATGGTGATACCTCTCACAAACGGACTTGTAGATGTGAGTGCGGCTGATGGAGGAAGTGTGGCGATTCTAGGTGTTATGGCAGGATGTCAATACATAGATCTAACTGGAAAACCTGTTTTCGATAACAACTATCCAGGAACGGCTTCACTGAAGTCAGGATCAGAAGCAACTATTTTTGTACATGATGATCCACATCAAGTGTATGAAATACAAGCAGATGCTTCTTTAACAAATATCGCAACAGCACAGGCTTTAGTACATTCAAATGCTGAAGGTACAGGGTTTGGCTCACAAAATGGTTCAACAGGTGTTTCTATCGGTGAATTATCTGTAGCCACTGCAGGAGCTACAACTGCTACTGATAACTTTAGGATTATTGGTATTAAAGACTCGTTTGACGATATATCGGTAACAACAGCAGGGGTGATATTCCTCGTGAAGCTGAACTTACCGTTCCACACTGCAACCACTGGTCTATAAGGAGGATATGACATGGCTATAGCAAGATCACAGCTCCTTAAAGAGTTAGAACCAGGATTGAATGCTCTTTTTGGAATGGAATACGACCGATATGAAAACCAACATGCAGAAATCTTTGATCAGGAAACTTCAGACAGAGCGTTTGAAGAAGAGGTCATGCTTTCTGGGTTTGGTACAGCTCCAACTAAATCAGAAGGAGCGGCAGTATCGTTCGACACTGCGAATGAATCATTCACAGCACGGTACACACATGAAACAATAGCACTCGCGTTTGCGATTACTGAAGAAGCTGTAGAGGACAACCTTTATGACAGACTCAGTTCTCGTTATACAAGAGCACTAGCACGTTCCATGGCAAACACTAAGCAGGTCAAAGCGGCTTCTATATTGAATAATGCTTTTGACTCAAACTTTACTTTCGGTGATGGTAAAGAGCTTTGTGCTACTGACCACCCAACTCTTGGAGGAGGAAACTTCCGTAACGAGTTGAGTACTGCGGCGGACTTGAATGAAACTTCATTAGAGCAATCGTTAATTGACATTGCTGGATTTATTGATGAGAGAGGACTAAAAATAGCTCTCAGAGGTATGAAGTTAATCATTCCAGTAAACCTACAGTTTGTAGCAGAAAGGTTGATGGCGACAAACCTAAGACCTGGAACTGCAGACAACGATGTAAATGCACACAGAAACATGGGAATGCTTTCTGATGGTTACGTCGTTAACAACTTCTTAACTGATACAGATGCGTTTTTTATAAAAACTGACGCACCTAATGGTTTTAAGCACTTCGTAAGAACGCCAATAACCAACAGCATGGAAGGCGATTTTGATACTGGAAACGTTCGGTATAAAGCTAGGGAAAGATACTCATTTGGCGTATCAGACCCAAGATGTGTGTTTGGCTCTCCAGGAGCTTAACCACAATCACATTTAGAAATAAGAAGAGCGACTTTACAGTCGCTCTTTTTTTATGTTATAGTTTTAAAACCTTGACGGGAATTAACCCGACAGAGCCAAGACAAGGAGAAACAAATGGCTAATACTACTTTTACAGGTCCAGTCCGATCTGAAAGCACTCTCAAGACCATAAGTAAAAACGCAAGCACAGGCACTCTTACAGAAGTCGTTACTTTAGGCGATGGTCCTGTCAGCTTATCTGATGGTGACGTAACTCTTACAAATGCCACGCATAGTGGAAGAATACTACTTGTGCCAGATGGTAGCCAAGATAACACTTACACTCTTCCAGCACCAATAGCAGGATCTATGTTTAGATTTATTTATGCAGGAGGAGCCGCTGACGGAACCGATGCAATTATCCTAACTCCTGGAAACACAAACTTTTATATTGGTGGTGTAACTTTACTGGATACAGACAATGCAATAAGTAACGTGTTTTCTAATGGTAGTTCTAATAGTAGCTTCCAAATAAATGTTCCTGGAGGATTTGATGTTACCATTATGGGTTTAAACACAACAAACTATCAAATATTTGGTAGTGTGACATCAGCCACAGCTCCAGCTTTTGCTGATCAATAGGAGTAAACATGGCAGATGCAGTTACTTCACAAACAATAATAGATGGTCCTAAAACGGCTGTACTGAAATTTACGAACGTTTCGGATGGTACAGGAGAGTCCGCTGTAAAGAAGGTCGATGTAAGTGCGTTAGCCACTACACAAGATGGTAAAACGTGTACTGGTGCTACTATAGAAAAAATATGGTGGCAGTGTAATGGCATGAAAGTACAATTACTTTTTGATGCTTCCTCTAATGTTTTTTGTATAGAACTTGGAGAAAATCAAAGTGGTTATCATGATTACACATCTTTTGGTGGGCTACCCAATAATGCAGGTAGTGGTGTTACGGGAGACATTTTGTTTACCACCGTGGGACACTCCTCTGCAGACACTTATACCGTAATGTTACAAGTGCGGAAGGAGTATGGGTAATGGCAACAACGGCAGATGTAAAAAGAACTCCCTCAGGTAAAATATCTTATCGAGGAGAAACTTTTCCTGGATTTAATAAACCGAAGAGAACTCCAGGAGCCAAGAAAAAATCTGCCGTACTTGCTAAAAAAGGTAAAGAAATTAAAATTGTACGATTTGGTGATCCAAATATGTCAATTAAAAAAGACCAACCTGGAAGACGGAAATCTTTTCGTGCTCGGCATAATTGTGATACAGCAAAAGATAAGTTTTCGGCTCGATATTGGTCGTGTAAGGCGTGGTAATGAAAGCAGAGCAAGTTGCTAGAATGTTGGAAAAACACGAAGAAGACGCTAATCGGCGTTTTGATAGGATAGAAAAGTCTTTAGATAAATTAGACATGCGTATGTGGGGGCTAGCAGTGTTGATTGTAGGGGTGGCAGTAGCAGAAAGGTTTTTCTAATGGCTATGACACGAGGCAACATGCGAAAGCAGATAGAGAAGCCCCCTGCTAAAAAACGCAAAAAGCGTAAAATACCTGATAAATATTTAAAAGGATTAAGCGGAGCTGACCGTAGTAAACGTCGTGCAGAGATAGAACGTAATGCACGTAAATCGGCTAGTGATTCATCTGCTTATAAATTTAGCACTGATTTTACTGCTAAAGGCACACGACGTAAGACAAAACTTAGTAAACATACAAAAGCATATAGGAAAAAATATGGCACAAAAAAAGGGTAAAAAACCATTAGCTTCATATTATGGTGATCCTAAAAAAGTCACACGAGGAGACATAATCACTGCGGCGAAAATGAAAGCAAAGAAAAAAGGTAATAAGAAAAGGAAAACTTAATGGCACACTACACCAAGCCTTTATCCAAAGTGATCAAAGGACTCAACAAAGCGAGTAAACTGCATGCTGGACAAGCAAAAACATTAAAAAAGATACGTGATGACCAAAAAAAGTACAAAGCAAAACCCAAAAGTAGGAACAGGAAAAAAACCTAAAGGTTCTGGAAGGAGGTTGTATACAGATGAAAACCCCAAAGACACAGTCTCTATTAAATACGCCACTGTGGAAGATGCCAAAGCTACTGCTCGTAAAGTTAAGCGAATTAATAAGCCGTATGCTCGCAAAATTCAAATTCTTACTGTGGTCGAACAAAGAGCAAAAGTTGCAGGCAAGCCCAAGCAAGCCGCGATCGCAAAAAAAGCAAAAGAAGAACTTAGAGCCAAGCATAAAAAAGGAGCAAAAAAATGAGCCTAAACGAAAAAACAAAAAAAGCACTGGCAAAAAAAGCGTCGGACGCCCGAAAAAAGGGTAAAAAAGTCACGGCAGGTCAGCTAGCTACTGTTTATAAAAAAGGGCTCGCCGCATATCGCACGGGACACCGACCTGGAGCCACCCCAAGCCAATGGGCTATGGCACGTGTGAATAGCGTTTTAACAGGTGGTAAAGCCGCGAAAGTAGATGCTCACGTTTTTGGCAAGGGCAAAAAGAAAGACACGAAAAAGAAAACAACAACAAAGAAGAGTTAATGAGTTATTTAATAAGCAACATACCGCACTTTAATTGTTTAGTGCGAAAAGAATTTACACATAACCATGAACAATATCATGGTGAATATTTACATGCTATGGCTATTGCTGTGACAACAATACCAGATAGAAGTCTTGGGTTTCACGTTGTTTTTACTGGATTAGAAGCTGAAACAGCCGATGAGAACGTCCATGGAGGAGCTATGTGGGCAAGGTTGCCTATAACAGCTTTAGTAGCTGATGCTCCGCTCGATGAGATGCCACAAAGGATGCACTCACATTTAGCACAACCTTGGGATTGCAGTTCTCACTATCATTCTGTAATAAAACTTGATAGAGTTAGTTCAAGTCCGTGGATTTGTAAAATAGATGGTGAGTTTCATATAGGTAAGTACATGTTTACAATAGATTACACAGGTAACAGTATTGCTGATGACCCTGCACAACATAAACAGAGTCATGTATTAGAATTAACGGATGCGGATCAGTGGACAGGTAATATTGTCGCACTTCCAAATAACAGGGTGAGGGCAACTTCTCCTGCACTATGGGTAACTGGGGAAGGACCTCCAGATTTTAAACCTAGTCAATGGACACATATGGCAGAAAGCGATGCTAGTTATATGGATCCAAATGTGACGTTTAATAACTTATATGCTAAAAAGGAGAAACCGAATGGTAAAAAAAGCAAAAAACGGAATGCGTAAGAAATTAATGGGTGGTAGCACCAAAAACGGAATGCGTAAAATGCTGAATATGGGTAGCACCAAAAATGGAATGCGTAAGAAAATGGCAGGTGGTAGCACTAAAAATGGAATGCGTAAGAAAATGGCAGGTGGTAGCACTAAAAACGGAATGCGTAAGAAAATGATGGGTGGCGGTGTTGTAAAAGGACCATATAGCTGATGGCAACATCGGGGTCAACAGACTTTGAACTAGACGTTGCTGACTATATTGAAGAGGCATTTGAGAGGTGTGGTCAAGAGGTGCGTACAGGGTACGATCTCAAAACAGCGAAGCGTTCATTGAATCTTTTGTTTGCTGACTGGGCAAACAGAGGTTTAAACCGCTGGACAATAGAGCAAACGACGATCACCCTCTCGGCAGGAACTTTAGAATACACGTTAGATGCTGACACCATAGATATATTAAGTGCTGTAATCCGCACAGGTTCTGGAATAAATCAAAGCGACACACAAATATCACGTATTAGTAGAGATGTCTATCTCAATATCCCAAATAAAAATACGCAGGGAAGACCAAATCAATGGTACGTGGATAGACAGATTGTACCAAAAATACGCCTGTATCCTACTCCTGACACGACGTACAGCTTAGTGTTTGATAGGTTGACACGTATAGAAGACGCTGATACTTTTGGTAACACTGCCGATGTTCCTTTTAGATTTTTCCCATGTTTATCTGCAGGATTAGCGTATTATATAGCTTTGAAACGAGCACCTGACAGAGTGCCTTTACTAAAACAACTTTACGAGGAAGAGTTTAACAGAGCCGCTTTTGAAGATGTGGACAGGGCAAATTTAAGTTTAACTCCTCGCAGAGACTTTTATGGGTTTAATTGATGAGCTACGCTATTGGCATACGTTCTTTTGGGCAGTGTGACCGATGTGGCTTCCGTGTTAAATACCTTAATCTGCGTAAAGAATGGAACGGTTCTAAAGTTTGTCCTGAGTGTTATGAACCAAAGCACCCACAACTAGAACCCCATCAAACAGGTGCAGATCCTGAAGCCTTATTTGAAGCACGACCCGATACTGTACAAGAGCCAACAGATTTTGTAATATACACTAATGTCGGGCTTGGTATTATCGGTACTTCTCTGACTGCATATACAGTTACAACGACCCTGGGAACGGTTACGGTGGAAATATCATGAGTTTTACGTTTGCTACACTTAAGACGGCGATACAAGATTATACGGAAAACAGCGAAACTACTTTTGTAAATAATTTAAGTATTTTTATAAAAGAAGCTGAAGAACGTATCCTTAAAAGTGTTCAGCTCAGTTTATTTAGGCGAAATGCCACGGCAAGTTTTGCATCATCTAATAAATTTTTGGCTTGTCCCGATGACTTTTTAGCCCCTTTTTCTCTAAGTTTTACAAACAGTAGTAGTGAAACTGTGTTTTTAGATTATAAAGATGTTAATTTTTTACAAACTTTCCACCCTAATCCTGCTACTACAGGCACACCACGATACTACGCATTGTTTGATGTGGATAATTTTTTGATAGCACCAACGCCTGCAAGTGCTTTAGCTGTTGAATTACACTACTATTACAGACCGACGAGCCTGACCGCAGGTGCTGATGGGGGAACTACATGGCTTGCTACTAATGCTCCAAATGCTTTATTATATGGTAGTTTGGTAGAGGCATATACCTTTATGAAAGGTGAGGCTGATGTAATACAGAACTACACACAAAGATTTGTTGAAGCTGTACAAGGCTTAAAACTATATGGCGAGGCACGAGAAAACACAGATGCGTATAGAACAGGATTAGTTGTAAGAGGTAAACAATAATGCTTTTAGAATTACCCAAAACTCCGATAGTGCAAGTCCACACCACAGATAATAGAGGGTTTACACCTGAAGAGATTGCAGGTTTTTGTGTTGATAAAATAGTAGAGGTGAGCGATAAAGCACCACCAGAAATACGAGACCAAGCTCATGCTTTTAAAGCCCATCTACATAAGGTGATAACACACTACGTAAAAGAAGGTATCAAATCCGATAGAACTACGGTATATAATATGATTAAGGATGCAGGATATGAAAAACTTGCTGAGCAAATAAGGAGAGCGTAATGGCTATATCACAGGCAATGTGTACTTCATTTAAAGCTGAATTACTGTTAGGAGTGCATGATTTTAGAAACACAAGTGGAGATACTTTTAAAATAGCGTTATACACGAGTAGTGCCAGTTTAGGAGCAGACACAACAGCTTTTACTACCAGTAATGAAGTATCGAGTTCTAATTACACGTCTGGGGGTAATGACCTAGATAAAGTGAGTGCGACCTTTCCCAACACAAGTGGCACAACAGCGTTCATGGATTTTGAAGATGAAACATTTTCTAATGTGACTTTGACTGCGAGAGGAGCGTTAATTTATAACAGCACACCGAGTGCCAATGATAAAAGTAATTCAAGTCTTACAAATCCGGCTGTGGCTGTGTTAGACTTTGGTGCAGACAAATCAGCCTCGTCAGGTAATTTTAAAGTAGTTTTTCCAACAGGAGATGTAAGTAACGCAATCATAAGGATAGCATAATGGCGTTTGTAATAGCAGATAGGGTACGTGAGACCACCACGACTACAGGCACAGGCACTATTAATTTATTGGGTGCAGTTACGAATTTTGAAACTTTTACCGCTAACCTCTCTAACTCGGATACCACCTACTATGCTATTATTGACAACACTAATAATGATTTTGAGGTTGGGTTAGGTACTTTCACATCGTCAGGTACAACATTAGCTAGAACAACGATTATTGCTAGTTCAAATAGTAACAGTGCTGTGAACTTAGGTACTGGAACAAAAGATGTATTTATAACGATTCCTGCCAGTAAATTAGTGGTAGAAGACGGTAGTAACAATGTTGCCATAGGAGGTACAGTAACAGCCTCTGCTTTTAGTGGTAGTGGTGCAAGCCTTACAGGTATAGATGTAGTAAACGATACCTCACCTCAACTTGGTGGTAATCTGGACATGAATGGCAATGATATTGTCACCACCTCCAATGCAAATATAGATCTTGCGGCAAATGGAACAGGTCATGTGGTTGTAAGAGGAAACAGCAATCAAGGGAAAATAACTCTTAACTGTGAAAGCAATAGTCATGGACAAGCAATACAAGCACAGGCACACTCTTTAGGTATAGATAACGTAATGTTGCTTCCTAAAGATGGAGACTCAACTCTTGTTTCAGAAATATCTACACAAACACTCACAAACAAAACACTTACAAGTCCTGTTATAGAAACAGTAACAGGATCAACGATTACATTAGATTCAGCAGGAGACATAACCTTAGACGCAGGAGGAGCCGATGTAACGCTAAAAGATGATGGCACTACATTTGGTAGCTTAACAAATAGCAGTGGTGAGTTGGTAGTTAAATCTGGGTCTACCCCAACAACAGCCCTGACATTCAGCGGAGCTAATGTAACTCTAGCAGGAAATCTTACAGTAAACGGCACAACAACTACGGTAAATAGCACCACCTTAACTGTGGATGATCCGATAATAACACTTGGAGGAGACTCTGCACCAGGAAGTGATGACAATAAAGATAGAGGTGTAGAGTTTCGATACCATACTGGGTCAGCGGCAAAAGTAGGCTTTTTTGGTTTTGATGACAGCGGAACAGCCTTTACCTTTATACCTGATGCTACAAATAGTAGTGAGGTGTTCAGCGGCTCGGTTGGTAATGTAGTTTTTGGTGTGGGTACGTTTGGTTCACTAGATGTGTCTGGTAATGTAGATGTAGATGGGATTCTTGAAGCTGATGCTATGACATTAAACGGCACATCAATTACAACGACAGCAACACTTTCAACAGGTATATCAAATGGAAATGTTTTGGTTGCAAACGCAAGTGTTGCAGATAATGATTTTTTACGAGTTGACGGAACAAGTGTTGAGGGCAGAAGTGCCTCTGAGCTTGCAGATGATATAGGAGCCGCCACTAAAGGCTTTGCCACAGCAATGGCGATAGCATTGTAAGGGAGAATATATGGCACAAGATTTTGAACGAAATACAGCCAACGGTGTAGGTACAAGTGAGGTAACACTAAGAACAGCAAACTCTGATGATGCTATAGTTGGGATAATGGTGGCGAATGTAACTTCATCGCAGATCACGGTTGAGGTATATATCAACGACAGTTCAAACGATATTCATCTGGTTAAAAATGCACCCATACCTTCTGGTTCATCATTACAAGTTTTAGATGGGGGTGCTAAGATTGTAATGCAGTCTGG